ATTTTACTATACTTCAATGTATAACCTTTGGCGGGAATGAACTACAAGTGAGTTCATTTCTTGATTTTTTTAATGCTTACAATCGGCGTTTTAAATGTCCAAAGGTGTAAAACGTGTGAGGATCAGATAGCGATGGCATTAACGGATTTATCCGATTTTGCAACAAAAGTCATAAAATACAACAATTCTCTTCAAATGATTATCCATCCTATAGAAAACCCTGCATTTCGTAGTAAAAGACGTAGTAATAGACGTAGTAATAGACGTAGTAATAGACGTAGTAATAGACGTAGTAATAGACGTAGTAATGGTGCGAAACCCCGTAAACGAAGTAACCGTCGTAATGGGAAAGAACCTCGTAAACCTAAATAAATAAGTGTAGCAATGACAATAATTTTTAATTTTATTTCATAAATACTAAAATGCATGGTCTATGGCACGTTCCTGGAGTTACAAGAAATGCTCCTAGAGATGAAACTCCTATAAACGAATTAGATATGTCATTTGATGAAATAACTAATAATTTAAATCCACAAATTTTTGAGTTATTCAAACGTGATAAATGTTGCAAAGATATAAAAAAATTTATAGAGTTTTCTTTTAAAGATAACGACAATCAAACACTTTATTTATTTGTAAATGATGCGCAAACACATTATTTTTTGGGTGAAAAACCATTGGTATTAAATAATGTAAAAATTGAACCATTATTAACATATAATCATGATAATTTTAGTATAGTACATAATAATATGCTTTATTCTTTCAAAGTTGATAAGCATAATTCTAAGCATCATTATTATGATGATGAATATAAAGATAATAATAAGTTTATTACAATTACAAATCCACCTAGACCTATAGCATTTTTTTTTAGTTTTAATACTAAAAATGGTGAAACATTATATTATTTTTCATATACTGATGAAGTCTATATTTTATTTAAAATAATAGATAATAATTATGTTCCAGTAACCAATTTTACAGATTTGATAAGACACGGTATTTTTTTCAATATAATATATGATGCTATTATTTACTATTTTGAAATTAATAATAATAATGGTACTATTTCAATTCAAATGTATGAACCAGAACCACTTAGGTTGAGTTTTAAAAAACGCTCTAAAAAACGTTCTAAACAACGTTCTAAACAACGGTCTAAAAAACGGTCTAAACAACAACGTTCTAAAAAACGTTCTAAACAACGTTCCAAACAAAAACGATCTAAACAACGGTCTAAACAACGTTCCAAAAAAAGCTCTGGTCTAAAATTGAAATAATAAAGTAAAATATACAAGAGTTTAATAATGACGTCAAAAACTCCACATCCTTCCCAAAAATTTGTATTTGAATGGGGAAAGCTCTATTATACTAGTAATTGTTATGGATTTAACGAAGAAGAAGAAACATGGATTACTAACAATATATACACTATTTTAGCACATCTAAGTTCGTTAGTCGATGGTCTTCTTGAAATGGAATTTGCAGATGATCCAGATCATTTTCAATACGAAACAAATTTAAATCCTATTATTCTTTTTGTAGAAGCAATTCTAGATAAAAATCGTTATGAAAATATTATTGACTCCATCTTGAATGGAAAAACACCGTCTTATGTTTGGTGTGATTTATTTTATACGTGCATGTTAAAGATCATGTGGTACAAACGTTTACTAAAAAAGTTTGATGGAGTTATTTCTAATGAATCATTACAATTATTATCTAGTCAACTTCAAGACATTCATAAAGAATGGATTAGTATGATTGATAATTGGTCTCTTTACATGCAAAAACAATTAGAAACCCTAAAAAACAAATGTGAAAACGAGAATATATATCAAAATGAATTTATTATTTGCAAAGAATTATCAGAATCAAAAACACACAAATTTCTCTAAGACCGCTTTTTCAAAAAAGCGGTACCAAAAACAAGTATAAAAATCGTCGGTACCCCGCTTAAAATTGAAATAATTAAATTGAAATAACAATTTAATTAAAATCTTAAAAAAACATGACAACCGAACTGAAAAAGTTACAAGAGTTAATTCAAATCAATCCTAATCTTCTGAAGAAAGGTGAAAAGAAAAGTGAAAAGAAAATCGATAAAACCAAAAAGAAGGATAAGAAAGAAGATGAAAAAAGTAAAGAAAGTAAAGAAAGTAAAGAAAGCGATGATGATTATGAAAGTGACGACGATGATGATAGTAGTTACACTGAAAGTGATAGTGAAAAATTCATTTCTTCTACCAATATTGATTTAGAAAAAGCCGAAGATCGTATTCGTTACTTGATGCTAGACTTGAATAATGAACAATTGAAAAGCGCCGATCTCGAAGAAAAAATTAATGAATTGAACAATAAATTAAAAGTACAAACATCCACCATTCAATATATCAAAGAATGTATTCAATTTATGAATAGTGATCATAGTTTTCCATCACTATCCATCAAAAATGTTGCTGAATACAATACCAATACGATTGAAAATGCTCGTAAAATGTTTAAACTTGAACGAGAATATAAAAAAATTAAAGAATATACCAATATCGACGAAACGATTCGTACCAATTACGATCTTTTGATTACACGAACGTTTATGAATACCAAAAACTCTTATGAAAAAGTAAATGGGTCATTGAACAAAATTGATCAAACCATTAAATTTTTAACCAATATGTTTTACTTATTGTTGCTTACAAATGTAGCAACTCTGTTGCATAATCAGTTCTTTTGAGGGGTCCCGTCCCCTCACGACGGTTTCTTAATTAAATTAATTCTATAAAATTAAATTATTATAGAATTTTTCTCTCAGTTGCTGATAGACTTTCGTTCAATTGCAATGTTATCGATAATGTCATCGACCATTCTCCAATTATCAAAACGAATTAAATGTTTTACAAATCCACGATTCGGTCGAATACAATTACGTTTTATTTTAACAAGATCAAACACATCATTTACACTTTTATGTAATATTTTTGCTAAATAAGCAATTGCAACACTTGCTGAACGGGAAATGCCATCACTACAATGAAATAAAATCTTGGGGTTCTTTGTTATACTTTTTCTTATACTTTTTGTTATTTCTTTCATTTTTGGTATAAAAATACTAAAAAAACTTTTCATGTTTTCTTCTTCAATATCGAGTATACCAATTGAATAAATGATTTTATTGTTTTCTTCCGTTACATAACCACCATGATAAGGAGCATTATTTGCTGGATAATTCAAGTTTATAATAATATCAAAATTTTTATAAGATGACATATAGTCTCCAATTGCTACATTATCTGTAATCATATTATAGGTTTCATAATTACCCAATAAATTTATAAGAAACGGAAATGTCGTTGTCATTATTTATATATATAGAGTAACCGTTTAAAATGGAAAAAAGAAAAAAGAAAAGTATAAAATAAACTTTCTTTTTTATATTGAAATAAATGAGAGATGTAAAAAGTACAGATGATAAAACATATAAAATGATCAAACTCATAAAAAGTGGTGATTATTCCGATGTATTTATTGTTGAAAATAAGAAAGACAACCATAAAGACAACCATAAAGACAACCATAAAGATATTAAACTCATCGGTAAACAAGCGAAATTAATACCCGAAGATTCGTTGAAATTACTGAAAAAAGAATACAATTATTTACTAGATATTAACAATAAAAAATGCCCACATATTATTCAAGTAGAAGGCTTTGTTTCTGGAATTGACGACTATAATAGAGAGTATGGTATTATTTTAGAAGAATATGCCCAAGGTGATACACTCATCGAATTTATAGATAATTTAATTGATTTACAACAAAAAATTAGTGTTGAAACACTTTATAATTATCTAAACCAATTAATAGAAGCAATTGAATGTTTTCATAGTAATCATATCTGTAACATGGATATAAAACTTGATAATATAATGTTCCGTGGTACAGACCATAAAGAATTAGTTATTATCGATTTTGGACTTTCTAAGGAGTATGAACAAGAAAATTGCAATGATTTACGCAATCTTGCCATTGTTTTCAAAACGCTTGGAGAAATTACAGATTTTGGGTATAGATATAAAGATAGAAATAATCTCATATTATTGATAGAAGAAATGTTTGATAATCCTGATTTTGATATAAATATAAACAAACTTAAACTAAACTTGAAGTAAATAAAATGATTGATGTCAATTGTATATCTATATGTAAAAATGGGTGATATTAATGATTCCCTCATAAACAATGACACATTAATTATTAACGTAAATGATAATAAAATTGCCTTTAAAAATGAAGATGCTATTCGTTATTATACTCACTATAATAAAGATGTTATAATCTTTAAAAAAATATTGGATAAAAAAATACAATTTACATTTTATGTTACCAATAAATTATTAGAGGATAAAAAAAGAAGTGTTAACAACTTGATATTACTAAAAAAAGTAGAATATAAAAATACTATACTATACTTTTTAAAAACATCAAATGCAGCTTTACAAAATGATTAAAAATTTACTAAAGATTTACTAAAATTTATTATAAATTTTTATTATAAATGAATCCGTCGTGAGGGGGCGGGACCCCGCTTATAAATGAATTCATCGTACGGGGAATAGACCTGCTTATAAACTAATAAAGCTTGTATCTGATTCGTTATAATCATTATAAAATAGTTTTTTATAACGAACTGGTTCAATATCATTTTTTGGAATCATTGTAAAACATGTTTCAATCCACTTTACAAGTATTTTTAAACGTTTTTCTTCATTATATTTTTTACATGTTTTCCCACTTATTGTAAAATTATCTGGATTGTACCGTAAGAAAATTGTCGGTAAACCATAATCAAATTGGATATTTTTCATACGTACAATCTCACATGATTTATAACCAGTATGTTTATATTCATCTACTTCAACAACAACAATATGTGTTCCTGTATCATACAAACGATCAGGGCGATTTTTACTACACCATCAGCAATTTTACGGTCAACAAGAACTGGTTTTAACTTTATATGTTCATCCAGGTAGGTATGAACAATATTTAAAATGGTCTTTTTTTAATTAAAAGTTATTATATTTTAACTTTTAATTTATCCATAATAAATACTGTTTTATCTTTACAATATCATATTTCATAAATTTTTGGAGAAATTCCAACTAAAGATAAATAGTATTTTTGAAAAAGTACATTTAAATGTTAGATTATATAATAAAAAAAAAGATGAACAGTTTAACATCATTACCTAAATGTGATAAAAAAAATCAAAGTATTTTGGTAAAGAATATAACAGATCCAATTTTTGACTTTCAACAAATAAATTTAGTGCCTAAATTATGCATAGTAGATTCACGCTCCGAATGCGATACATCCGTTCATCTTGGAAAATATATGTTTAAATTACCAATTGTCCCTGCTAATATGGAATCTGTTATTAATGAAAAACTTTGTATTAAATTAGCACATGCTGGTTATTTCTATATACAACATCGTTTCAACATCAATACCGTTGAATTTGTTAGAAAAATGCATAATTTAGATCTTCCTAGCAGTATCTCTATTGGTGTGAACGAAGATGCCTATGATGTTCTAAATGAACTTATTTCACAATCTATGTATCCCGATTATATTACAATTGATATTGCACATGGACATAGCATCAAAATGCAACGAATTTTAGAGTATATTCGTACAAAGATGTCATCTAAAATATACGTGATAGCAGGAAACGTATGTACTCCTGAGGGAGTTCAAGATTTAGAAAAATGGGGAGCAAATGCCATTAAAATCGGTATTGGACCAGGATCAGCCTGTACTACATATCATACGACAGGATTTGGTAGTCGTGGAATGCAGGCATGGACTATTCAAGACTGTGTACGAGCAAAAAAGCTGGAAGAAACGGACATTATTGCAGATGGTGGAATAAAAGACCCTGGTGATATTGTAAAAGCGATTGCATTTGGTGCAAAGATGGTAATGGTGGGAGGTCTCTTCTCTGCTCATAAGGATTCGCCTGGAGCTACAATTGTTGGAAAAGATGATGCTCTTTATAAAGAATTTTGGGGATCGGCTTCTGCGTATCAGTCAAGTAAAGAGAATCATATTGAGGGAATAAAGAAGCTACTACCAATGGTAGATAAAACAGTATTAGAAGAATGCAAATACTTGACGGAATGTGTTCAAAGTGCTATTTCCTATGCAGGAGGTAATACACTGGATGCATTATGGAATGTAGAATATTATGTTCGATCTAACACTTTTTAGTACAACAATACTACAGATTTTAGAGTTCAACATTGAATCCATATTTCCATTATTTTTCAAAAATAATATATTATTTGTTTCAATATCAAATACTAAAATATAGTGAAGCAATGTTTCACATACAAAGATTTTATTATTATATAATACAATAGACATGGGAAATGATAAATTTTCTAATAATGTTCTTTCAGCCCATTTTTTATATTGTTTAACAAGTTTATTTAAAAGTTCAGTTACAGGTTGTAAACCTTTTAACGCAAGTCCTTCACTCTGTTTTTCAAGAAAAGATTGAATAATATTAAATGTTAAAAATGTTTCAAAACGTTTAGTTGAAAAATCAATTTTTTGTCGTCGTGCTTGAAGCCTTGTTTGATACATAGCTTTAAAAATATTTACAACATTAGCAAATAAAAATCAATTTAAAATACCCTTTAAATATCTTACCAAATTTTATCTTTATATAATTTATAAAAATACCAAATAATTTATAATAGAAAAGTGTCATTATGGTACAAATATAATGACATCTTATAATCAACATCTTAATACAACCTTACATCTTACAGGTAAACGTAAAGAACGAAGTGATAAAACTCTTCATGAATGTAAAGAATGTGAATATAAAAACTATAACAAGACTAATTATATGAATCACTATCTTAATAATCATGGTAGTATTGAAGAGAGAAAAGATCAATTTATGTTTTATTGTGATATTTGCGACTTTGGAGCTTTTGCTGATTCTATTTTTGAAAAACATAAAAATACAGAGAAACACCAGCTTAAAGTAAAAGTAAACAACATTCGTTAGGTAATCGTAATAATTAACTTTTTGTAAAAATTATTGATCATAATTAACCATTAAAAATATATCGGTATCGGCACTCTACACAATAGACAAATAGAGAAGCAGGCTCGTCGCTTGATCTGACCTGCTTTGAGTATGAAATAGTACGTTTGCTTTTACATTTGGAACATTCGTTAACACCTTCTTCGACTTCGAAAGAGTTGAGCATAAAGCTGTCAGTTTCTTTAATTTTTTTGGCAATGTCAACAAAATCAGTATGTTCAAAGCCAAATTTGCCTTCTTTTAAACACTTGAAAATTTCTGTCAGTGGTTTTCCATCTTGTGCCATTACAGACATTTCATAGATAATGGCATAGGCATCTTCTTCTGAATATTTTTTCAAATATTTTAAAAGCAATAACTTGTTATCTTTTTTATGACTAATATGTTTCAAAAGAGAATACATTTTTAATCAATTGTTAATTTATTTTGTTTATTTTCAATTTTATAATAAATGAGCAAGTTATTAAATAAATTATTTTGTGGTTTGGGTATTTTATTAATACTTTATGTATTTTGGCGTGTTATTACAGAAATTCAAGATAACTATGATAATCAATCACAAGATGAATATACACTTACACTTATTCAAAAAATTCGTAAGATTGATCCTACTGTAGACTCTGTAGTTGATCATTTACGTTTCTTTGAAGGTGAAAAGAGCTATACATTAGATAAAAAATTTGTATTTTTATGTAAAAAAGATAAACACACAGGAGAACAATATCACCAAAATCAATTAACATTGGTATTACTCCACGAAATCAGTCATGCTCTATGTGATGAAGTAGGGCATACAGAAAAATTCGACAAAATTTTTGAAGACTTGTTACAAAAAGCCGAAAGAGCTGGTGTATATGATTCTTCAATACCCAGTGTAGAAGGGTATTGTGAATAAGGGGTAACGACGAATTGTATTTAATTTATCATAATTTTATGATAAATTTACCTTACTTTTATAATTTACGACCTTTTCTGTGTTGTTTTTTTAAATGATGAATAATTTTATATAGAGAAGTTTTTCTAAATTTAGATTTAGAATTTATTTGTTGTCCTATTTGTCCCATTTGTTGTCCTATTTGTCCTATTTGTCCTATTTGTTGTCCTATTTGTTCCATTTGTTTATATCGAATCATTTGCGGAGAATATGAATTAACTGAATTAACTGAATGTAATCGAGATCGAGCTGCACCTAGGTTTGCAGCTTCTGACGCAGCTTGATTATATGCACTACTACTTTGTTCTGAAATTGTTTGCATTCCTGAAGATTGATTTGCTGAATCTTGTTGAGAAGGTTGTTGAGAAACTTGTTGAGAAACTTGTTGAGAAGGTTGTTGAGAAGCTTGTTCAATTTTGGTTTCAAGATCTGATTTCATTTTTTTTAATATTGGTAAATATTGAGAACCTGATGGGATAGTTTGCAATTTATTACCCATTTGTATTAAAGATTCTCTTAAAGACGGCATAGAATTTGCAGTATTTTTAATGATTTCTCTTATACTTTCTTTAAATAGTGCTGCTTCCATATCTGGTATATTTACACTGGTTAAATCACTTTCTTGTTTTTTACTAGTTAATTCTTGGTATTTAGTAGCAATACTAGGTACAACTACATTTTCGATATTCATCTGATTATACAATTCTTCAACTTTAGGAAATAGTTTATTGTATTCTTCAAATTTCTTTTCTGTTGACAAGAGAGAATTTACAGCTTCAGAAACTTTACTTTTCAAGTCTTTTAATTTTTCCAATTCTTCTGCTTGAATAATTAATTTCTTTTCTTTCTTTCCATTTAATGTACTTGATAATGTGGTTAATTCTTTTACCAATTTATTGTATTTTTCAGAATTTTCTGCTAATACTTTACTATCAATACTCTTTAATTTTGCTAATTTAGCATTTTCATCAGTTACAAATTTTTCTGTATTTTTTAATACACTTTCAATACTTTGTTTTTGTTCGTATTTTTTACACAACTCATCTAATTCAGGTGAATAGTTTCTATGTACCGCATTACAATGACCTGATAAATCAACATCTTTTTTGTGTAATTCGTAATATTGTTTTGCCGCTGCTTTTTTGATAGTAAGTTCATCTTTACATGCACTAATAATTAGACTAGATTCAATCGAATTTTTAAGTGTAGGAGTTTTTGATATCTTTTCTACAATTTTTTCGATTTGTTTTTCTATGTCATACTCAATCTCTCCAATATCTTCTTGTATACTTGAATCATCGTAGTTAAATGTTTCCGTTCCATCACATATTTTTGAAATATAGTTTTGAATAACATAAATCGTATCCGATTTACTTTTAAATTTACGATTTTTATAATCTTCTAACAAGGATTGAATAATCTTGTCAGCTTTCTTATTTTTAAATTCTTCTACCAAAATATCTTTCAAGCTGTCCATTTTATCCATCACTTCTGGCACCATTGCATCTTCGTATTCGCTGTCTCGAAGCGCTTTGAGTTCTTTAAAAATACGTTTGGCTTCTACTGGTTTCTTTTTCGAATCAAGTTTGTCAACATTATCGTATTCAATCATTAATTCGCTTAACGTTTCCTTGTTGGTTTTAGAATAGTATTTAATGGTTGTTAAAAGTGAGCCAAGTGTAAATGCACCATTTACTCCTATTAAAATTGTACTTAATGTTTTTAATTGTTGATGCAATTGTCCTTTTTCGGTTACTTTTGAACCAACATTATTACATTCAGCATTTACTCTTTGATCACAATTAGGTCCTTGATATCCAGGGGCACAAACGCAAATTTTATTACCTTTACTATCTTTGGCAAAGACTCCATTACCATTACCACATTTCTTTGAAATACAATTTGGACCAGATTGGTATTTGATTTCAATTTCAGGATCACATATACATTCACCTGTAACACCGTCTTTATTATTACAATTAGCATTACAATTTAAGCCAATATAACCAGTATCAATACATGTACATTTACCGTCATTTGAAGCAAGGCCATGACCACTGCATGTAAAGTTGTTACTATATTCACAATTTTCACCAGAATAACCGGGGTTGCATACACAAGGTGAGTTAATTGTATCGTTACTATCATCGCATAAAAATGTTTCATTACTAAATGTTTTCATCAATATACCTGAAACAATTGTTAATGTTAATGATAACGCAAGCCATCCACCATGATGTAAGATTGATAATATTGAAGAATAATAATGTTTATCGTCAAGCTTTAAATAAGCTCCAAATACACCAAATAAAAACATGACTACACCTGTTGATATGATAATACTTTGACATATAACTACTGTAGATTTATCATTATCACCAATTTTGCACTGATTGCTGCCAAATACGGCCGCAATAAAAGCTCCCACAATAAAATTAAATAGTCCTAATAATAACATCAACCAAACAGTAAAACGAATCGATGTAGTTTTTATATCAAACCATTTTGAATCTTTGACTTCATCTGACATCTTTATTTAATTAATTTTTATTTTTAAATGCAGCTTTTTTAATAATTAGTTTAAAATTATAAACAATAATAAAAGATGACAACTTATTTAGCTTCGTTTGACATTGGTAAGAAGAACTTTTCTTTTTACATTGAAAAGTTTGATAAAGATGCTCTTATTACTTTGCAAAAAGAAAATAAAAGTATCGCAAAAAATAAACGCTATAACGCCAACGGCACTTGTACCACCGAATTTGGCGAATTATTAAAAAAAGTATATTGTAATGGTGAAAAAGTTTTCATTGGCAATTTTGATATTACGGAAGGCACCAACAAAGACAAATATTTTGATTCAGATATTTGTCATGGCATGACAAACTTGCTCGATAAATATGCTGAATATTGGCAAAAAGTTGATTATTTTGTGATTGAACAACAGCTTTCTTTTATGGGTAAGATTAATACAATGGCTTTAAAATTGGGGCAACATTGCGAAAGTTATTTCATGATTAAATATGGTTGTAGAGGTGTCTATTCAACACAAAAAAATTGTAAAACCATTATTGAATTTCCGGCGTTTCACAAGACGCAAGTAATGGGATCTGAAAAAATCGAAAAAGTGACAAAAGCTGGTAAAGTTAGCTATAAAAATATTGACAAACCCGCTAGAAAGAAATGGAGTATTGAAACTGCTTATGGTGTATTGACAGAACGGGAAGATTTTGAAACAATTGACGAGATTACAAAATCAAAGAAAAAAGATGATTTGTCTGATGTATTGAACCAGAGCCAAGCGTTTAAGTATTTGTATTTTGTTGATGCATCTCATTAAGGACTAGCAACAGCTTAATGAATCTTGATAATATAACTTTTCCAGGAGTCACCATAAATATCTGTTTGATACTTTCCTTTACGTATTTTGATATCGGTGATAGGTTCATCACAATATTGTTGTATATATTCAGTTAATTCAGATCGACGATTTGTTTCAAATAATATGGAATGACACGTTGCTGATTTTATGTCATCTTTATACAAAATAGTAATGTAACAATCATTCAATTCTATATTTAATTCTATATTTAATTCTATGCTCATTTTAATGTTTAGCAAACCTTAAAATTAATTAATTCAATTTTACAAGAAGCAATATGCTATTTAATTTTCTTCATAATATTTTTTTAAAAACATGGCAAGTTCATCATTATACTTTTTTTTAATGTCAATTTCTGTAGAAGAAGACTCAATGGAAGACTCAATGGAAGACTCTATATTATTTTTAATATTAATTTCTTTACTCTTTACTTTAGTGTTTACTTCTTTGGTCTTTATTTCTTTATTAAAAACATTTGGTTCTATTTTAGACGCAATTTGAGCCCAAGTACTCATTTTTATTTTTATTGATTGTTTAAATCAAATAATCAATTTTATATACGCTAATTGATTACATTAAAGCAGAATTTTATAAACTTTTTTTAGATACTCAAATTCTTATAATCTAGTATATATTTTAAGGATGTTACACCTTTGGACATTTAAAACGCCGATTATGGGCTTTAAAAAAATAAAAGTGTAAAATCAATATGTAAGGACACACCTTACCTATGGTTCTACTTTATCCTCGCTTTCGCTTGGTGAAGAA